AAGCATAATCGCCAAGTTTGCTGCCTTTTGCCATAAAGAAAATTTAAAGGATGACATATTTAACCTTATTGACTTTATCTATCAAACCAATATTATTAAGGATTCAACCATTGCAAAATATATGGTTATGGATTTGTATCCAGCATCATTGTTTGAGAATGATTCCAAGATGAACGCCATAACCGATATAAGCATTCAGACGGGGTTAAGCGAAAAAACAGTGTACAATATGGTGCAGCATCCTGAAAGCTTTGGCTATGGAATCAGCAAAAAAAGCAATAAGAAAAATAATAATAAATAAATTTACAGCATGACATACGCAGATTATCCAGATACGGCAAAAAATAACGCAAGAAGAGCGTTGAAGCACAAACGAGAAAACGGTTCTGATTGTGGCACTCGTGTTGGTTGGTTTCGTGCTGAACAGTTGGCAAGTGGCGAAGGCTTAACCGAGGATGAAGTAAGGCGGACTTATTCCTTTCTTTCCCGGGCTGAAGTTTATGACCAAGGAAAATATACCGATGAAAACGGTAATGAAATATGTGGAAGTATAATGTATGACGCCTGGGGTGGAAGTGCGATGAAGGGTTGGGCTGAAAGCAAATTCAAACAAATAGAAAGAGAAAAGGAAAACAAAGCAATGGCAAGTATAAACGTTGATATAATAGGGGAAATTTCAGAATCGCAAAACTCATTTAACTATCTTAAGTACAAGATAGATGAGGCAAAGGGTGAGGCTATTGATTTTACTATTTCATCTGGTGGTGGCTCGGTTACCGAAGGAATGGGAATGGCAGATCTAATAGCAACTTACCCAGGTGATACGACGGCAACAGGAATCGGCTTGGTAGCAAGCATTGCAACGGTTGTACTGTTATCCGCAAAGAAAGTTAAGATGACTGAAAATTCATTTTTGATGATTCATCGCCCATGGTCACAAGCCGTCGGTAATTCCGAGGAGCTGGAGGCAACGGCAGAATTATTGGATAAGATGGAAGAGAAGTTACTTGACATTTACGTCAATGCCGTTGAGAAAAGGGGTGGCGGTGATGAAATTAACCTTAGAAAGCGACTTAGAAAAATGATGGCAGCCGAAACATGGTTAACGGCAAAAGAAGCAAAAGAATTTGGATTCATTGACGAAATTGTAAAAACGGACGAAAAAAATATCAATTTATTACCGTTGCAAAACAGTTTAAGCAAATTTGTAAATGTTCCAGCAGCTTTATTAATTAACAAAAACGAAGACGATATGGGTAATACCATTTTAGAAAAAATCAAAAACCTTTTGAATCAAACAGAAGAAACAGAGGTAATTGATGCACCAGCGGTTGAGGTTGAGACAGAAGAAAAGGTAATGACAGATGAGATGGCATTTAACCATTTATTAGCAAAAGGGTATTCTATCCTTACGGCTGAAGAAATGGAAAGTTTAAAGGCTAAATCAAATGAACAAAACCAGTCAATCAATGAGATTGAAAGTGTTCTGGAAACCTTATCAACTGAACTGGTAGCATTAAGAAACCAAGTTAAAAAAGGGGTTGGACTTCCTTCGGGTGGAACAACTGCTGAAAAAGTTATTGAACAAAAAGCGAAATCGAGTCACTTTGATTCTTTTGCTTTATTAGTTAAAAACAAAATTTCACAAAGATAATGGCATTCAATCCAACAGCCCAGAATGTGAACAGTTTTGACAACGATTATACATACGTTGGTCGAAACAGTTTAAACAGAACAAACCCTTATGCAAATCCTGACGGTATCAATGCGGAGAAGTTGTACGGGGTTGATACATTTGAAACAAGAATTCCAGTTAGCCTTACTTATGCAGTCGCTTCGGCTGGTGCAAGAGTGACGGTAACACCTATCTACGGTGTTACAAGTGCATCGGATTACTGGAAGTTTAACCTGATTGATGAAGCTGGTAATGAGGCTTATGGCAGATGGATTTCATCCGCTCCTTCCGCAGCTTTTGACATTACAACGACTGCCCTTAATAGTGGTACTGATTGGAAGGCTTTCTTTGCAACTGCTAAATCAGGTGCAAAGACAGAATTTGCATTTACTATTGAAGATGCAAAGGTATTAACCAATACCACGGCAACCATTACTTACGCTAACCTTTAAAATTAAATTAAAATGCCAATAACAGAATTAAGCCAATTAGACGTATCCTTCAGAGGTACCGAGGCAAATAATATATTTCTCGAGCCTGTTTTCTTTGACGATGATTTAAGAGGGCAATTTCGCATCCTTGGTAACGTTGCCAATAAAAAGAAAATGGTATTTGTTCAGCAGCTAGAAAATATTGTAAGGAAATATTCAGGCTGCGGTTTCAACCCCGTCGGCTCGGTTTCTATTTATGATAGAACCATTGACGTTGAAAAAATGAAGGTGGATCTTGAAATGTGCTGGGATGAGTTTGAAGATACCGTTTTTGAAGAGTTGTTGAAAACAGGTACAAGGCTTCCAGATGTTTCGGGTACATTAATTGAAAACATTTTATTGACTCGTACCCAGCAAGCTATTAGACAGGATGTACAAAGATTGACTTACTTTGGTCAGCAATCTTCTAACAATCCAAACTACGATGCCTTAGATGGTCTTTGGACAGTATACTACCCTGAATTGGTTGCTGATGCCTTAGTGCCTCGTACCAATACCGGTTCTGGATCTGACTTAGCCGCTGGAGATGGCTTTGCTATTCTTCGTGCAATTTATGACCAAGCACCTTTGCAGCTTAAAGGCTTACCAGCTTCTCAAAAGGTATTCAACGTTACTGGTTCAGTATATACCCAGTTAAGGGAAGATATTGAAGACGGTGGTGGCGGTGACTATGGTTTATTGCAGTTGATTAATGGAGTTGAGCAATTTACTTTCCGTGGTATTCCTGTTGTGGCTCAATGGAGATGGGATGAGATTTTGACAAACCTTGGAACAACTAAGCCTCATTACGTTGAATATACTACGCCTCAAAACAAGGTATTGGCAACCGATGTGCTTTCTCCTGAAACTGCATTGGAATTATGGTATGACCAGAAAGACGAAAAGGTGTATATTAAAGCACGCTTTAAGATGGGCGTAAATTATATTCACCATTCCTTAATCAGCTTAGGCTATTAAACAGAAAAAAATATGAGTTCAATAACTGGTGGATGGCTTAACCAATGTACTGACGGCACTTGTGCTGGTGGTATTGGAAAGCTATATATTGCCAATGCGAATCAAGTAACGAGCATCACTACCAATGCCACGGCAGCGGTAACGGCTATTACTATGAGTTCGACAGCTGCGGTATTTTATGAAGTTGAATTTAGGGATAATTCGGGAGCGTTTACGGAAACGGTTACCCAAGATCCAGATACCTTAAGCGTTGCCGTTGAGCAAAGTTTAGTAGGTATTATAAACTGCCGTGATCAGGAATTAAGAAACCTGGTTCAAGACATGGCAAATCAGGCTTGCGGTTTGGTTTGTGTCCACGTTGAAAATACGGGCAATTACTGGATTTGGGGGGCTGAAACGGTTGGAGCGAAGAAAAGACCAGCAAGGTTAACAAATGCTGAAGGCTTATCGGGTGCTTTGTTTACCGACAGTAACCAGGAGACCTTGACAATTTCATGCCGAACTACAAATAAGGCACGTTATATCGTTGATGGTGCTACCGTAATGGGTGCTCTTGATTAAAAATAATGAGTTATGATAGTCAGAGAAAAATCAAAGCTAATGATGTACGTTGGGGCTGACCCGACTGGGAAAGCAGGGATATTAAAGAAGGCTATCGGTAACTTTACACAGGCAGAATTAAGGGGTTGGTACAATGCCAACCCCTCATCTGTCAGTCAACACGTTATCTATACGCCTGAGAAACAAATCTATGAGCCAATTAAAGAAGATTCAACAAGCAGTTCCGAACAGGGCTAAGAGAAATTTAAGAAAGAATCAAAGCCCTTTACTGGCATCGGTTACCTTAGATACTTCCAATACCATGTTGGTACAGGAAGATATTTTTAACGAACCATCACGGGAGCGGCTTGATTTTACTGGGGCGAAATGGGTTAGGTTTTTCACGCAAAAAGATGACTTTCTAAAAAGTCTTATAGCCATCGTTAATAATTCCCCTACACTTAGGCGAATCATTGAGGATAAAACTAATATGGTAGTAGGCGATGGCTTTATTCCTATGAAAGGGAAATCAAATACATTGCTTACAACCTCAATGAAAGGTGAAGTAATAACCGATGATTCATTAAATGAGATTGAAGAAATTATCGATTCTGTAAATTTACATAGTCAAAACCTTCAAGAGGTAATGGCTGCATTGGCATTTGATTACGATGCTTTTGGCAATTGCTTTGCAGAAATATGTCGGGGTAAAGTTGGTAATCAACCCTTTACTTATATATACCATGTCCCGGTATATAACATTGGCATAAGAAAGGCTGGAGCTGACCAGATAANNGATGGCAGTTATTACGAAAAGGAAGGCTTTAAGGAAATGCCTATTTATCCAGAATTTAAGGATTTTGAAGATGGAACGCAACGTTCTATCATTCATGTAAAGCAATACGCTGCTGGTTATTTTTACTTTGGCTTACCTGAATGGATTGGGGCAAAAATGTGGGCTGAGATTGAGTACAGGATTCAGCGTTTTAATACCTCAAAGTTTGAAAATGGATTTATGCCATCTGGATTATTGCAATTTTTTGGATCAATGACACAAACAGAAGCAAAGAGCCTTGTTGAAGGTATTGAATCAAAGTTTAGCGGTATGGGTAATAATCATAAATTATTTGTCCAGGTATTAAGAGATGAAAAGTTAAAA